TGTCAAAAGAATGTCCCGGTGAAGGTTTCGTGAGAGGGAGATTAGTATAATGTACGGCAAGTATCACTACCACCAGATTTTTAGGAAGTCAATAATTGCGTTCGGTACACTTTTTAATAACATTATTGTAAAGAGAAAGGATCCAAAACGCAAAGAACCTGACGCACTAGAGTCATATAAAGTACCTTGTCAATATGGTCCTGTACAGAAATACTTGGCAGCAATTGCTGCTGAACCTTTGGCGACCAGGCAACAGGTTCAGATTACACTTCCAAGAATCTCTTTTGAGATTAAGGGACTAAACTATGATGGTTCCAGGAAACTGGTGCCAACTCAGTTCTCAAAGACTGTACCCAAAGAAGGATCACCTGAGAGTGGTAAACCTGTCCAGTACAGTCAGTTTCTGCCTGTTCCTTACAATCTTGAAGTTGAACTTTCTATTCTGGCAAAGAATCAGGATGATGGTCTTCAGATTTTGGAACAGATTCTTCCTAACTTTCATCCTTCTCTGAATGTTTCAATTGAAATCATTGATGCCACCAGAGAGGAAAGAGACATTGCCATTGTATTAAATGGTGTTGGCTATACAGATGATTATGAGGGAGACTTTACTCAACGAAGAACAATCATTTGGACGTTAAACTTTACAGTTAAGACTTATCTGTTTGGTCCTGTGGATGTTCAGAAGGATATCAGAAAGGTTATCCTGGACTACAGAACAGATATTATCAAGAGACCCGCAGAACTTCGTTATACAGCAGAGGTGGAGTCCACAGATACTCCACCCAAGCAAAGAGACGAAATCAATCCATCCAAAGATAAGTACAAAGTGGTGGAGGAATATCAAGACCTACTCGCGGACGATCAAGATTTCTTCATGCTAGATTAACATGTCTACCTTCGACTCTCTCAACGACGCCTTTGATATCTCAGCAGAGGTGGTCAAGGTTGAGCAGGAAAAACTTCCTGAAATCAAACCCATCAAGAAACAAAAACCACTTATCATCTCCGATAAGAGCGAGGATAAGGAGAAGGATTATCAGTATGCCAGGGCACAACTCTATGACATTGTAGAGAAGATGCAAGAGTCATTGAACTCAGCGATGGAAGTGGCACAACAAAGTGATCATCCAAGAGCATATGAAGTGGTTTTCAATGGTGCCAAGAATGCCGCTGATGTTGTGGATAAGTTGCAAGACTTACACAAGAAAATGGCGGATGTTGAGAGAGAAGAAACTAAGATTGTATCTCAAACACAGAATAATGTGTTTATGTCTGGTTCAACAGCAGAATTACTGAAGATGTTGAAGGACAATAAATAAACTTAAAACAGGTTATGAAATCCTACGAAGAATTTATTAGAGAACATAAAGAGGATCAAGAACAACTTGATGAGATTCTTGTTCCTTTGATTAAGGGAGGCGCCAAAGTCTTAGGTAAAGGATTGAAAGGCGCAGCAAAAGTTGGAAGGGGTGCAGTAGGAGTTGGTGGTGCGGTATTAGGTGCTGGAAGTAAGGCTGCCAAAGGTGCTCTTGGATTGGGACTTAAGGTGGCCAAGGAGTTATTGAAAGGTGATGAAGGTCCAGGAGACAATGTTGTCCACGGCAAAAGTCTTGCCCCTGTTGAAAAGAATTAATCTAAATAAATTCATAGGACAAAAGCTAAAATGAGCGACTTCTTTTCCAAATCTAATCAAATTAGAGAATCAAACTTAGACCTAGGTATCAAGGGGCTGAAGTCTCGTATTCGTGGCATGAATATCGAGGCTCCTAATCCTGTCATCAAGGAAGCAGTAGAACCAGAAAGAAAGTATACTGAAATAGAAGTCGCAGAGAATATTTACAATCTGTACAAAGATAGAGTTGCACCAACCGCACCAGATGATGAACCATTGGTTGTTGCCAACACTCATGCAATGAAGGTCAATGCAAAGGCATTGATGAGATCTCTTGCTGGTTATAGAAACTTTGGTAGTTCAGGTACTCTTACTCACTTTACTCATCAATGTAATGGTGACGTGGGTTCTAACAATCCTGACTACAATGCTTTGGTGGTTGCTGGCACAGAGATGACTCTGGAGGAGACACAACCAGAAACCATTGATGAGTTTAGAGAAAGAATTAATGGAGTGATGGAGGCTTGCTGGGCTGGATACAAACAGAAAGGCAACAAGAAGATGTTTGGAAAAACTTATCCAAACTGTGTGAAGGAAGAGGAGGAGGAACTAGAAGAAGGTAAGAAAGTAAAGTCTCCTATTGACATGGCTCTGGAGACTGACAAGAAGCTGATGAAGCTTCACACTAAGGATAAGCCAGCTCCAAAGGATTATCACAAAGAGAGTGTTGCAGTAGAACAACTCAAAGATGAGTTGATGGAGATGGATGACCATTCCTGGCAATCCATTGATAAGGTGATGAGAGTGATTGCCAAGGAACACAAGATTACTCCTAAGCAACTGCATAAAGATTTCAAGGCAGAGAATGACGGTCAGATTCCTGACGAGTGGATTAAAGAGAATCGTGTAATGGAAGAGGCAGGTTGGATGCCTTTGGATGAAGCAGTTGCCCTCAATAAGGTTGGTAATGTTTATGAAGTTACTGGTATGTGGCACGCCCACACCAGACGCATCAAGTTCTTTGTTCCAACTGTTGGCATTCCAAGCAGAGATGAGATTCAATATTACTTTGAAATGTTCTTCCCTGGTGGTAAGGTAATTTCTCATTATCCTTCAATGCATCCTGGAGACAACGTTAGGAATGAGATGGTTGTTGTTGTACCTATCAAGGAAGAGTGGGTAGAATTGGAACAACGATCCTGGGTAGAGATGACTGATGAAGAGTCTCTTGCCTATGAGATGATTTGCGAAGAAGAAGGTGAACCCATCTCACCAGCAATGATTACTGATGATGGATTTGAGTTGTGGATTGAGGATCATGACACAGGTGAAGAAAGAGTTGTGATTTACGAAGGTGGACTTCATGATTGGTTTAGCAAGTCTAAGTCCAAGGATGGTAAACCTGGTTGGGTTCAATCCGATGGTTCTCCTTGTGCCAATGAGAAAGGTGAAACTAAGACACCTAAGTGTTATTCTTCACAGAGATTGGCAGCACTGAAGAGAAAAGGGGCAGAAGGTAAGAAACTGATTCGATCTGCTGACGCACGTAAGTCCAGACAGGATCCAGGTCAACAACAAAAGTCTGGTGGTGCTAAACCAACATACGTGAAAACATTCAAAGATAAGAAAGACTTTGTGTCTTCTGGTGATAAGCAAACTGACAACGCACACAAAGAAGAGTTTGAAACTCTCTATGATATGACAGAAGGCAAAAAAGATGCATGTTATCATAAGGTTAAGTCCAGATATAAGGTTTGGCCTTCAGCATATGCTTCTGGTGCTTTAGTAAAGTGTCGTAAGGCTGGTGCAGGAAACTGGGGTAACTCCACTAAGAAAGAGGAGTTTGAATACATGGAGGAAGGCACTCCAGCGTGGCAGAGAAAGGAAGGCAAGAATCCAGAAGGTGGTTTGAATGCCAAAGGTGTTGCTTCCTATAGAGCTGCCAATCCTGGTTCTAAACTCAAGACTGCTGTAACAACTGATCCTTCTAAGCTTAAGAAAGGTTCTAAGGCAGCCAACAGACGCAAGAGTTTCTGTGCTCGTATGAGTGGCATGAAGAAGCGTCTTACTTCTGCTAAGACTGCCAATGATCCAGATAGCAGAATCAATAAGTCACTTAGGAAGTGGAACTGCTGATAAATACCAAAAAGGTATTTTTATGTTATCCACCGAATACAGGCTAAAGCTTGAGTTTATTTGCGAACGCATCGCAAAGAATCAAGAAGTCCAGTTGTCGGATATGATTTGGGCAGAGAAACTGAGTAAGTCAAATAGAAGTGCTTATGAGATGTTGCGCAAGGCGAGAAGAGCGCAGTTGTCAGAAGCAGAGGAAGGATCACTTGATGACTTATTAAATAAAATGGACTTGGGCGATCCAGATCCATCAAATCATCGTACTGGATTTGAAAGTGCTGATGATATACTCAACTGGTTTAAGCAAGACAAAACTGATGATTGGCGCCAGAGGGACTGATGATTATTGATCATGAGGATTTTTTTAAATCCAACCTACAGAATGATGAATTAGTCAATAAGATTAGAACAACACTAGAGACAGCAGACGAACGTCTTGTTCCAGTTACCTCAGATGGAAAGGGAGGGGTTCACCCAGAGTCAAGACATATTGATGGTATTGATCTCACGACCACAACTTATGTTGGGAAAGGACTTGAGGATATTATAAAATTGGTTAACAACAACAAATGGAAGTTGGATCTTGAAAATCAATGGAGTCATATCACAGCTCTTGTTTATCGAAAGGAAGGTCATCATTTTAGATGGCATGTTGATGGTAAATTTTACGACATCAACCTAAGTGTCGTGTTATGTCTATCACATGCCGATGAATACGAGGGTGGACTTTTTGAGATTGAAACACAAAATAAAAAAATCAAGAGTTATAAATTAGACTTTGGCGATTTCGTTGTCTTCCCTTCCAAGGTTGCACCTCATCGTGTGACACCATTGGAGTCTGGCACTAGACGATCGATTGTGGGGTTTTACAAGTGATTAAAGAACCGATTGAATCAGATGATTATTTGATATTTAACTTGAATAATGATCAACTTATTGATAAAATAAATTATGACTTGAAGCCAGCAGAAAAAAATCTGCTACCGAGTACATATGCTGGGGGTTATGATATTCCAGAACAACTTATTTCTGACGCGATAGAACTTCCTTATGATTCTTACATTGCCGATGGAATGAGAAATATCGTTAAGATGGTGAACAATAATAAATGGAAATTGAATTTTATTGATGAGTGGAGTCGATTAACACTTCTATATTATAGAAAAAAAGGTCATCATCTTGGGTGGCATTGTGATGATCCTACTTGTATCCTGAGTACTGTGTTATGTTTATCAAACCAAGATGAATATACTGGCGCAAATTTTGAACTTAAGGAACGAGATGAAACTGTTAAAACCTTCAAGTTTGGGTATGGTGATTGCATTGTTTTTAGGACAGGTGAACATGCCGTACCCCACAGAGTAACATCTCTTGTCACTGGAGTTCGTAGAGCAATCACTGGATTCTTTAGATAATCATGACACAAAAACAAACAAAACCTGGAGTGGAAATTATGAAGACCATAAGGTTTGGAGGAAGGGCTGATGGCTGATTTAGACTATAAAGGCAACCCGTTACTCAAACAACGTGGTGTCCAAATTGATTTTACAAAAGAACAAGTAAAGGAAGTCATCAAGTGTTCACAGGATCCTGAATACTTTTTGACTAATTATATCAAAGTTATTTCTTTGGATGATGGTATTGTTCCTTTTCATCCATACCCATTTCAGCAGAAGCTTATTGATAGCTTCCACAATAATAGATTTACTATTTGTAAGTTGCCGCGACAGTCCGGTAAGTCTGTGACTGTGACGGCATATCTTATTCACCAGGCTATCTTTCGTGACAACATTAACATTGCCATTCTGGCTAACAAACGAGAGACCTCGTTTGAACTTATGGCCAAGCTTCAAACATCTTATGAGAACCTTCCCAAGTGGCTTCAACAAGGTGTTCTGGCTTGGAACAAGGGATCGATCGAACTTGAGAACGGTTCTCGTATCACTGCATCTTCTACTTCTAGTTCAGCTGTTCGTGGTTTCTCCTATAACATTGTTATGTTGGACGAGTTTGCGTTCGTTCCTACTAACATTGCCGACGATTTCTTTAGCTCTGTTTATCCTACTATCTCCTCTGGTAAATCAACCAAGGTAATTATGGTTTCTACCCCTAACGGGATGAACCATTTTTACAAACTATGGAATGATGCCGAGAGAGGCAGGAACTCTTACAATGCTATTGAGGCACACTGGTCTGAAGTGCCAGGCAGAGATGAGAGATGGAAAGAGGAAACGATTGCAAACACCAGTGAGCAACAGTTTGCACAGGAGTTTGAGTGTGACTTTATTGGTTCTGCTGGAACACTTATCACACCAGCAAAATTGAAGTGTATGACCTATGAAGATCCACTTCATAGTTCAGGAGGGTTGGATATCTATGAGGAACCCATTGCAGGTCATGAATACATCATGACTGTTGACGTGTCACGTGGAATGAGACTCGACTATTCTGCTTTCATTCTGGTTGATATCACCTCTTATCCACACAGGTTGGTTGGTAAGTACCGAAACAACACCATTAAACCAATGTTGTTTCCTGACATCATCACTCAGGTTGCCAAAAAGTATAACAAAGCTTGGATACTTTGTGAAGTGAATGACATTGGTGATCAGGTTGCCTCTATCATTTTCTATGACCTTGAGTATGAGAACCTGTTGATGACTTGTATGAGAGGTAGAGCTGGCCAGGTTCTGGGTCATGGTTTCTCTGGTGGCAAAACACAACTGGGTCTGAAGATGGCCAAGGCACCTAAGAAGTTGGGATGTTCTAACTTGAAACAAATGATAGAAAGTGATAAGGTATTATTAAATGACTTTGCTATCATTAATGAACTAACAACCTTTGTTGAGAAGAGAGACAGCTTTATGGCTGAGGAAGGTTGCCATGATGACTTGGTAATGTGTATGGTCATCTACGCTTGGGCGGTGGCACAGGACTACTTCAAAGAGATGACTGACCAGAGTGTTAGAGAAGAACTTTATGAAAAGGATAAGTCTCAATTAGAAGAGGACATGTCGCCGTTTGGCTTCATTAGTGGAAGTGGAGATGATGACACATTCAGTGATGGTGGACAACTTTGGAGGACAGAATGGGAGTCAGATAGGTATGATAAGTACAGAGATAAGATAGATGAATATGGTGTTCCTACCAGTGATTGGTACTGGGGAGGTCAAGGTTCTGGATATTATTGGTAACGGAAATAAAGTCAGTCATACCAAAG